ACTACAATGAGCGAAGGTGTTTGGTGTCCTAAGACGCATTGTCATTGTGCAGCAGACTTTAATATCAGCAAAGCAAGGCCAGAATATGCAAACAAAATCAGATAACCTGCCAGAAAACTTTTGTTATCTTAGTATGCAAGGTTACAGCACACACTCACATGGACGCAGTCGTCCATGTTGCTTTAGTCGTGTAGGCACAAATGAATACATGCCGGATGTTAAGATAGACAACATATATGAATGGCAGCATCACAATAACAACAACAGCAAAGATATTAAAGAATTTATAAATGATTCAACTATTTCAGACATACGTGCAGGATTGCTTAGAAATGAAAAACCTGCAGGATGTAGTGGCTGCTTTGAACTAGAGGATCAAGGCATCCGTAGTTTTAGACAAACATGGAATGAGATATATAAAGATCATATTGACACAACTTTAAAGCACGTTGACGAAAACGGTGTACTTGATCCACAAGCTATTACATACTTAGATATTAGCTTAGGAAATATTTGTAATTTAAAATGTCGTAGTTGTAACCCGTGGGCGAGTCACAGATGGATTGAAGAAGGTCCTACTGTACCTCATACTGATTGGGACAAAACAGCATATCATATTGCAAAAGTAAGTAGTGTTAATCCTTGGTTTATTAAAGCATTTGAAGAAGGCTTTTTTGACGAAGTTTTGCCTAATATTAAAGTGATCAACTTTATTGGCGGCGAGCCATTGGTTGTTGAAGAACACTATGCTTGGTTAGAACATATTATTGAGCAAGGTTGGAGTAAAAATATAGAACTACATTACAATACAAATGCTACTACAATTCCAGATAGACTGTTAAAGATCTGGGATCAGTTTAACGGTATTGTGCTTAGTTTGAGTATTGATGCAATTGGCGATCTTGCATACTACGTTAGATTTCCAACAAAGTGGCGTGTTATTGAAAAAAATATGTTTAAGCTCGCTGAGTTTAGTAAAACTCGTACTGGTGTTAAAGTACACACGCATGTTACACTTAGTTTGATGAATCTACATGATTTACCTAATATTTTACAATGGTGTCAAGACCAGTATACTAGTTGGAACTATGAATGGGATTGGGGTGTACACGGATATCAAAACTGTTTACCGCATTTTAACATTGTAGATCATCCGCAACACTTGCACATATGTAATCTACCAGACGAACGTAAAGCATTAATGAATACAATGCTTGAAGAACAACACTTGAAGTTTAAAAATGCAGATTTACGAGATTGGGAACAATGGGCAGTTGATAATATTATTAACTTAAAAAATGTTCTCAATCAACCACAAAACGAAACACACTGGCAACACTTTATAGACAATACTAATGCCAGTGACAAGTTTAGAAAGATCGATATCCACGATTATATACCATGGATTAAAGACTACTTTTAAAGTCAAATAGAACTCTGTTTGATCGGGGCACCTCGATCCGTCAAGAACCAGCCGAGGTAATGCTCGTGGCCGGTGGTGTGGCGTGTTCACCTATGTAATATCTCCTAAAAACCCTAAGCATTGGAACGAAGCTGGGGGCGCAATCCAAGGATTGTATGTCGACGCAGGTTGGGAAAGGTCAGAGCCCATGGAGATGCACAAACACCTGCTTCCGGATCTCGGCTGAATAAAACTCACATGAAGTTGCCAGATTATAAGGAACCTGTAAAATGGTTCCGTCTGACCAAAACAATCTACATGAAATATAAGATTATTCATTATATTTAAAAATACGAATAGCGATAGCGTATGAGTTGTTTCTTGTTAAAGAAACATTTAGGTTGACAACAACAGTCATAATGCTATACTAAGTTATAACACATATAGAGGTGCATCATGGCAGATATCTGGGTAATAAGCGACACACACTTTAACCACGATAATATCTTGAAGTTTGAGGATAAAGTGGGTAAGCCTTGTAGAGACTTCGCTGATGTTGAAGACATGGATGAAACCATGATTGCAAACTGGAACAGTGTTGTTAAACCTCAAGACAAAGTCTACCACTTGGGTGACGTACTGTTTGGACTTGATAAAGACAAGTGGCTAAACGATAACTTCAAGAGACTCAATGGCAAGAAGCGATTGGTTGTTGGTAATCACGACAATATCAAAGTACTTGCTCCACACTTCCAAAAGGTAAGTATGTGGAGAGACTTTAGTGAGTTTGGGTTACTGTTAACACACGTTCCTGTACACCAGAGTACACTAAAGGAAAGTCACAGGTTTGGTGAAGGTAGTATAGTGAACGTTCACGGTCACATCCACCAGAACCCAAGTCCAAACGGACCATACCGTTGTGTGTGCGTCGAGCAAACCAACTACACACCTGTTAACATCGAAGAATTGAGGACTAACTAATGTTTGCATATGAACGCACATGGATGGTAAGCGCAGATACAAACTTCCTAGGCTATGAATATGCTAAAGAAGAAAGTGAAGCACTTGCTAAAACTATTGTAAAATACGGTGCTCCTGCAAAATGGGGCATCGACCAATATACTATTAAAAAGATTAAATGGGCAGAAGAAGATGAATGAAACTGATTTAATTCCGTATAGCCGAATTACCCGAGTAGAAGTAATTGGCACCCACGGTCGAGAACTTGTTAAGCACGATGTAACAGACGTGCAAATTAGTATCCAAGATGACGGCCAAACACTAAAGTTATTCTTAAAGGATAAACAAAATGACTGAATACAATCCTGACAACTGGGTAGTTATCAAAATGAAAGGCGATGATCCTCACTACCGTGTTCTAGGCGGGTGGAGTGGCGGTTACCTAGATGGTGATAGCTGGCGAATGAACAGTGGTATCACTCGTGTTGACGATGCTGACGAAGACTGGTTCTTCTATGGTAGCTCTGGCTCTGTATATCGTTGTAATAAACGTTCTTACACGTTAAGAATGAACAATGCTCATATCTGGAATCAACTACAAGAACTTCATGGCGACAAAGTTGAAATGATGCCAGAAGATACAGACTGGATGAATATGGATTGGATTATATCATGAAGTTTACACACCAACACAGTGACGGCACAAAGATTGAAATGGAAATGGCAGAACATGCGTCTATGGATGCTGTTCTCGAAGAGTTTCAGAACTTCCTTCGTGCCTGTGGATTCGTAATTGAATATAACAGAGTTCTCGATTTAGTGGATATGGATCAATGAAAGTCAAGATTGGCAGTTATCCTAATAGATTGATTTGTAACATACACAGCAACCATATGAATAAGAAGTATGGCTACAATGGTATGGAAGGTAATCAGTCGTATGAAGATCATGTACTAGAAGCAATCGACGATGGTATACAAAGGGTGTATGATGTGTTCAACTGGATTTGGTTTGACAGACGCACACAACAGATTAAAGTGCGTATTGATCGTTGGGATACTTGGAGCATGGATCACACCCTTGCACATATTGTCCTACCTATGCTGATACAACTCAAAGCAACCAAGCACGGTGCACCATGGGTTGATGACGAAGATGTTCCAGAAGAACTTCGTAGTACTAGCGCACCTCCAAAAGAAAACGAGTATGACACAGACGACTTTCATTTTAAGCGTTGGGACTGGGTTTTAGATGAAATGATCTGGGCGTTTGAACAAAAATGTCGTGATGATTGGCAAGATGATTATTATGGCGACTATGTTGAAGATCAAAAGAATGGGTCAATGGCTGGTAGTTTTGAATGGATTGACGACAAAGGCCGTGATGCACATCAAAAGCGCATGAGCAACGGATTTAAACTATTTGGCAAATATTTTGAAAACCTATGGGACTAGATAAAAAAATATTACTAGTGTTAGGCGACAGTTACGCTGCCCAGTTTGACTGGTATTCGCCTACACATTGGATTGCACAGTTTGCAGACTCGGCTGACTTGGAAATAGTTGCATTAGGACTTGGCGGCAGCGGATCAGAATATGCTATCGAACAGTTTTTTAAATATGTAAACGCCGGCGGCAAGTTTGACATGATGTTAACATGTTGGAGCGAAGCTAGTAGATTATATCATCCTGAAGTTCCTGTTATTAATACAACAATAATCAACAGTGGAAGAGCATTTAGAAAGTCTACAACATATACACTTGTTGAAAAAGTAAGACATGCAGCTAGAGAATATTATTCTCACTTTTATAGAGAAGATCTTGCCAATATACATTTAACAGGGTTGCTACAATGGTTTGACGAGTACCTTGTGAGCAACTATCCAAACAAACTATATTGGCACTTTTATTGTTTTCCAGGATTGTACAACAACAGTTATGCAGATCTTGCTCTCAAAGAAGATCAGTATATTGGACACGTTTTTAAAAGTGGTGTAACAATGTATCCTACATTGTCTTACTTTAGTTTCAATGATCCAAATCATATTCAGCTTCAGGACGATTTACGAGTAGGACACTTGAGTACAGATCAACACACACAGATATTTTTAAAGTTACAAACATTGTACAACAGTCAACAGACAGCCGGAGTGTACTTTCTTGACAATGAATTTGATCAAGTTAAGTTATCCAAGGACACTTTTGAAGGAAGATTTCCGTAAGATGATGACAGAACATAGATTGTATAGTGTAGAAAAATGGAAATTAGGCAAGAAGGTTGAAGATAAACTCTTGCTCTGTACTCCTAAGTGTGCTACAATGTATATGTTAAAAGGGTACGAAGTATTTGACTTTCATAAATCACTAGGAATAGAACCGGAGCAGTTATGCGAACACAGCCACAAGATATTATCCAGCGTTTAGAAGCAGACAACAGCCGTTTAGCCAAAGAAGCAATATTGCTAGAAGCTATGCAAGAAGGACTCGATGAGTTCTTTGAAGGTGTTGCAATGGCACTTGATGTACTTGTTACATTTGGTGTTAAGGCAGTACCAGAGCGTTCAGACGTACTCACAGGACAAGGACTAGACTGGGCTACGTTTAAAGTTCTAGCAGAACAGCTACGCAAACGTGAACTAACAGGACACGCTGCTCGTGATGCAATTGAGCTTGCAATGGGTGTTGCTACTACAGAACAATGGAATGGCTTTTATCGCCGTATCTTAATCAAAGACTTGCGTTGTGGCATGAGTGAAAAGACTGTTAACAAGGTAGCTAAAGAGTTTCCACAATATGCTGTTCCGGTGTTTGGCTGTCAACTTGCACATGATGGTGCTAATCATCCAAAGAAGATGACAGGTGTAAAACAGATTGAAGTAAAGCTGGATGGTGTACGAGTACTAGCAGTGTGCCGTTTGGGCAAAGTAGAACTGTTTAGTCGCAACGGAAAACAGTTTCACAACTTTCCACACATTGTTGCAGAGATTGAAGCAGTACTAGCAGCAAAGCCTGCGCCATATGATTGTGTGTTAGATGGCGAAGTAATGAGT